GAAGTAACCTCTGAAGAACATTTTCTCTTCTAAGTCATCATAGAAAACTTTGAAAGAACCTTCTGGGTCAGTTACATCAGAACCAATGATTAAGTTCTCAACTGCACAGTAACATACACCATTTTCAGTGTTACCTGTTGCTGCTGCACTTTGGTCAACAAAAATTGATGGGTTAAGTGCTGCTAAGATAGTATCCCATTCGTAAACAGGTACTAATTCTACACCTCTAAACATAACTCTTTGTAAACCATCTACTTTGTTAACAAGTGCTAAGTCAGAAGAAGAACCTTCAAGGTTTGCTAAGTAAGCGTTAAATACTTTAGGAGTTACAAACATTTTCTTGTCACCTGCTGGTACTTGTTGAAGTGCTGCTGGTGCTTCATCGTAACATTTTCTTATAAGTCCTATTGCGTGTCCTGCAGTAACTGTTGCAGTTGATGCTGCACCTGTTTGCTGAATTTGAGCAGCCAATACTGTTGCATCAGCACCCATTAATTTCATCCAACCATCAAAAGCATCATAATTTGCAGTTGCGCCATCACCACCCCATGCTAATCTTACTACATCAGAAGCGATACCTGTTACTGCTCTGTTTACGATTGCATCAGATAATTGAGTTCCCTCAATATTCATTACATCTGCACCATTTCGGTACATTTCTTCAATATAAGTTCCAAAGAACTCATCAGTACATTGCTCTAGAGCAACTCTACATCTACCTGCAGTAATTACTTTGTCATCAATATTAAATTGAGTTGAACCACTTGTTGAAGAACAAGTTGTATAAGGTTGTACTATATTTTTAAGAGCAGCAGAAGTATAAACATTCATTTTATGTTTTACATTAGGAATAACTCTATAGTTACGCATAATATCATCACTTCTAAATACTGGCTCGTAAAATATCTCGTTTAGTTGCGCACCACCATAAGTTGCTGCGATACTATTATTTGCTACATTTGCCATTTTTTATTTATTTTTAGTTATTAAATTTAGTTCTAATTTTACCTGCTAATAGATTATAAAAACCTGAATTAGCATCTTCTTTTTTGTTCTCAACTACAACAGGGTCTGCTTCAGTTACAATCTCAGTACCTTTAGCATCTGCTTTGTTGATTTTAGCGTTTAACGCTTCAACTTCTTGTGTCAAAGTTTCGTTAGTTCCTTTTGAAGCAACTAATTCTTCTTCTAACAAAGAAATCTTGTTTGATAATTCAATGTTACTAGACTCAAACTCAGAAATTTTATTTTTTATCTCATCATTATCTCCTAGATTAACAGTTATCGCAGTTTGTTCAGCAACATCTGCAGAAACTTTTACATCACCTTTTACAGCAGTAACAATCTCTTCAACTTTGTTGTTAAACCATTCTTTTAACTCGTTAGTCATTTTTTTGTTATTTATATTAATACTTAATTTATTCTGTATCTCTTCCTGTGTAATGTTCTTAAACTTAGAAACATCATACTTCGCAGCAACTTTAATAGAATCAGAGATAGTATCAATAAAACCCATTTCTAATGCTTCGTTAGCATTTAACCAAGTTTCTTCATCCATCATCTCTGCAAGAGCATCATAAGATAATCCTGTCTTTTTTCTATAAATGTCTGTCAGTTCGCCTGTAATCTTCTCAAGAGTATCTGCTGTCTTTCTCATATCTTTAGCCTCACCCATTGTACCACCCCAAGCATTATGAATCATAAACAAAGAATTTTCAGCCATAACAACCTCATCTGCACCAAGAGATATAATAGTAGCAATACTCGCTGCTATACCCTCAATATAAACTGTAGTCTTAGCCTCTCTCCTTTTGATTACATTATACATCGCCATACCATCAAAAACATCACCACCTAAACTATTAATGCGTAAGTTGATTGGCGTATCTTTTAAATCTTTAATGTCAGTAATAAACTCTTGTGCAGTTATGCCATAAGTTCCTATTTCATCAAAGATATATACATCAGCAGGTTTTCCTGCCTTGTTTTGAATGTTATACCATTTTTCTGTCATAGAGGCAAAAATAGAATATAATAAACCTTAGTTTACCTTATTTTCGTACAAAACTTTTAATATGTGATATTACTAGATGGTGTGGACTTCTTTCTCTCCTTGTAAACTATATTCTGTGCTTGACTTTCACTTATGTTGTACTTAATAGATAAATCCATCCAAGTGTTAGTTCTACTACCCTCATTGCCTACTAACATTCTATCAAAGTCTGCAATAACCATATAGTTTCTAAGTCTTTTAGGGTCAATAATACCTCTTTCTACAAAATGCCTTACAACATCTTTGCAAGTAGGTGAAGAGCCAAATCTTTTCTCTAAGCCTTCTCCAGCAATTTCAATGAAGTCTTTGACTACATCTATTTTATTTTGCCTTTGCCTTTTTTGAGCCATTTCTTTTTTTAGGAGTTTGTTCTATTGCTATCCACTCTTCTACCATGTTTTCCCAAAACTTACATACTGCTGCTCTACAAGAAGTACACTTCATATCTTGTTTGTGTTGTGGGAATAATAAATGCCACTCTGCAAACATTAATCCTAAAGATTCTGCTTGGTACGTTGGAAAGTTTTTAGTGTGGTTTTTGTTTTTGATAACTGCATCAGTCATCATTTTTCTTTTAGTCTTTGCGTAATTGTTAGCGATTTCTTGGAAATTCATATATGTTTTTTTACCATTTATTCTGAGGACACTTACCAAAGAACTCTTTTGTTAAAGATGTTTTCGCATCTAGGAAGCACTTGCAATCAGCACATCTTGCACCTCTTGCTATTTTAGGTTTCTTTAGTAACATAAAGTTTCGGTAAAAACTACAACTTTTACATATATCTAGCCTTTCTAATTTGGTTTTCTTATCAACAAACATTTGTTTATTTCTTTGATTATTATATTATTGCATCTGATTCTATAACACTAACTGAGTTTTGTGTTGAGGTTATATCTGCTTCAACTACTACTACTTTACTAGCACCTCCCATAGCACCCATCATTTGATTTTGTCCTAGTGCATTGAATTGTTGTTGTGAGAATGAAGGCATATTAAGTAATCCACCATCTGCAAACTTAACACCTCCTCCTGCAGAGTTCATTGCTGATAATTGATTTCTAAACATTGCTGTACTTCTTTTATTTATTACTGCCTCACCACCTTCTAATTCTACTACTCTACCACCTACTGCAAACTTCTCACCACCATTAGCGTGTGATTTACCATGTACCATACCTCCATTAGCAAACTCCTCTATCATACCACCTCTTGCCATTTTACCTCCAGACAATGCAGATATATTTCCTTTAATACTTGCTAAAAGTGCTAAAGTAGATGCTATTGCTATAATGTTTTGTGGGAATCCTAATGCAAGGTCTTTAGATAAAGATTTAGCCTGTAATGATAATGCCTCCATATTATTTGCTAAAGCAGCAGCAGCAGATATTTTAATACCAGCCTCTCTTACTTTTTGATATTTTTCATCTTGACCTGCTAATGTTATAAGTTGTTGACCAACTTGACCAATCCCATCTATTTGTTTTTTTCTTTCGACCTCTTCATCTGACATTCCTTTTATTAGTAATTCATTGTATTGTTTTTGCAATCTCATTCTTTCTTCAGTAGAAAGTTTCGAATGTCTAAGAACATTTCCTATTAATTGTATTTGTCTTTCTGCTAATTGCTCTTCAAATTGTTGTTCATTTATTTTTCCTGATAAGACTTCTTCTTGAAGTTCTAATATGTCAATAAGATTTTCTTCAGTAATCTTGTCAAATATTGTACTTTCTTTTTTTGCTTCAGTATTAGTATTAGTTGCTGTTGTATTTCTATTTGTTTCTTCAGTATTATCTTCTATAGAACTTGTTTCTTCATCTAAAGATATTCCTAATCTTTTAGCCAAAGCATCTCTATCTTCAGTTGCTACATTTAATTCCTCTGTATGTTTTTTTAAATTTTCATTTGCAAATGATGACCTAATAACAAAACCAGTTAATCTATTTAAACTTTTTGTAGAAGAGTCAAGAGCAGAGCCAAAACCTAATTGTCTTGATTTTAAAATTTCTTTTATATGAGAATACTGTTCAGATGTGGTAGCCCCATCTAAAAGAGCAATTTTGTGTTTTTCAGAAACCTTAATAAGTTCATCTAAAAGTCTCTTCTCTTCTTTTTCTTGAATATGTCTAGCCTTACCTGCTTCTTGAGAAATATTATTTAATTTTTCTTCTTCTATTTGTAATGCTATTTTATTTATTAATTGACTGTTGTATTCCTTTAGTCTATCTTTTAATTCTTTTGTGCTTGTTTTCTCTGTGTTTATATTTTTTAAAAAATCAGGATATTCTTTTTTAATCTTTATAATTAATTTATTTCTATCCTCTTCTTTTATATTTGCTTCTGTCAACTGCATCACCATTGAGTTTAAAGCAATTCTTTCTTCTTCTAATTTTTCAGACATTGGTATGTCAACAAAATCACTTACAACATTTACTAAATCTGCTACACCATCTACAAAATTTTGTAATCCTTTACCAACTACTGATTCAGTAAAGTTTATCATTAATCCCTCCCAAGCAGAGTTTAATCTTTTAAAAGCACCTTCTAAATTATCTCCTACTATTCCTGCCATTTCTGATGCTGCACCAGAAGAATTTACCATTGCATCTCTTAGTCCTAAAGTTGCATCTGTATTAGAAATAAGTTGCTCAAATGATGCTGCTTGTCTTTTTTCAACTACTTGCATTACTTCAGCCATACTACCACCTTCCTTAACAAATTTATTCATTGCTGGAACTAATTCATCATAAGAATGTATTGTTTTACCAAAAGACTTTGTTAGTTTAGAGTTAGGGTCTTGCATTGCTAAAAGAATGTTTCTCATAGATGTACCTGCAATAGAAGCCTCAATACCTGAATCTGTTAATTTAGACATCATGGCTGCAGTATCTTCAATAGAGAATCCTGCTGACTTAGCAATAGGTGCTACCTTAGTCATAGATGTCTGAAACTTCTCTAAATCCATAGCAGAACTTGTAAATGAAACAGCCATTACATCAACTACTCTCTGTGTTTCACTAGCATCTAAACCAAAACCTCTAACTGCAGCACCTGCTACTGTTGCTGCTCTACCTAAATCTTCACCTGTTGCTGTTGCTAATGCCAACGTAGCATCTTGTGCTTGTAATATTTCTTTTGTTGTAAAACCTAACTTACCATAATTAGTTTGTAATTCAGCAACTTGTGTTGCAGTAAAAAATGTTGTACGACCTAAATCTTCAGCAGATTTGCTTAGTTTAATGAAATCAGCACGATTAGCACCTGTAATTGCTTTTACTTTAGACATTTGAAACTCAAAATCTCTAAATGTTTTTATTGCATTACCTATAGCACCAGTAATTGTTTTAAAGGCAGCAACTGCACCTAATACACCTGCAGCCATTTTACCAAAACTCTTAGTAGTGCTTTTAGTTCTTCCTTCTAATTTTTTTAAATCTTTATCACCTTGTACGACTACCTGTACTACTATCTTTTCTGTATTTGTTGCCATATATATTATATATTAAAATGCTCTTTGAACATTTGTTTTTGGATTATTTTTTTTAATTTGGTCTGCTATC